GCGCGCCGAAGTCCAGCGGGCGATGCGGGAGATGGAGCAGGGTATCCAGCAGTACAAGGAGCGCGTCGAGCCGCTGGATCGCTATTTCCAGATGGCGGACAAGCACGGCGTGAAGCTGGAAGCGGCCTTGGAGCGCTACGTCAACATGGAGACGATGCTGGCGCAGGACCCTGTGCGCGGGTTTACCGAGGTCGCGCGAAACATGGGTCTGTCGCCTCAGCAGGTCGCGCAGATGCTCATGGGCCAGCAGCCCGGCAAGGGAGATGCGCGAGATACTGAAATCAACCAGCTTCGCCAACAGGTTCAGCAGTTGCAGCAGGGGTACGGACAAGTCCAGCAGTCCTTCCAGCAGCAGCGCGAGCAGGCGGTGATGTCCGAAATCGACAAGTTCGCGGCGGAACATCCCCGTTTTGAAGAACTGGCCGACGAAATGGCGCGGATGTTGTCCACTGGCTATGCCGAGGACATGCCTGACGCCTACGAGAAAGCCGACCGGCTTCGCCCGGCCCCGGCCCCGCAGCAAGAAACGGCTGCACCATCGCCACCGGCTCAAACCCGACCGGCGAAATCCCTGACAGGCGCACCTAGCCCCGGCTCAAACCCGGCGACAAGGCGTGCCCCGTCGAAGTCACCTCGGGAGGCCCTTGCACGGGCCTTCGGGGCTTAACCTCTCTCTCAAGGAGCGTCACACATGACGATCACCGACACGGAAGCGCTGCAAGAGCGCTTTTCGCTGGCGCTTGAGGACAGGTCGTCGGGCTACGTCGACCTGGTCTCCGATGCCAACGTGGTTCTTTCCCTTCTCCGTGACAACGGCGGGTGGAAGACCTATCAAGGCCCAACGATCCGCGAGCGGCTGATGTACCAGCTGCACGGGTCGTATGTCCGCTATTCGGGCTTCGAGTACCTTACGCCGGTTCACGCCGAAATCATCAGCGACGCAGAGTTCGTGCCGAAACAATCGGCCGTGGTCTTCTCGCTGTCGATGGAAGAAATCCTCGCCAACTCCGGTTCCGACGCCCAGCTTTTGGATGTCTTCGCGACCCATATGGAAGCGGCGGAGATGGAGCTGGAGAACAAGGTCACCGAGGACATCCACTCGGACGGCACCGCCGACGGCGGGCGGCAAATCGGCGGGATGCAACTGATCCTGCCCGATGACCCGACCACCGGCACCTATGGCGGGATCAGCCGGGCCAACGTCGCGGCATGGCGGCCCAACAGCTACGATGTGTCGTCCTATTCGTGGGACTTCACCTCGGAAACCGCGATCAACGCCTCTTCCGTTCATGCGATCTATTCGCAGGTCATGCGGGAGACGTCGAAGGGTAAGAAGGGGCCGAACATCATTTTGGCCTCGGAAAGCCACTACGGCGCGTTTGAGGCGGCCCTGCAGGCGATTCAGCGGGTCACCAATGGCGGCGGCGAGGGGAAGCTGGGCTTCCCCAGCCTGAAGTTCTACGGCGGCGGGCGCAATCTCGACGTCGTGCTGGAAGGCGGTATCGGGTCCTACATGCCCGACGACGTGACCTACGTGCTCGACACGAAGTCGCTATGTATGCGCTACCACCCGCAGCGGAACTTCTCGAAGATGGGCGGCAAGCAGCGCCCGATCAACCAAGACGCAATCGTGCAGCAGATCGGGTTCATGGGCGAGATGACCATGCGCGATCCGCAGCACATGTCGAAACTCTATTGAGGAGGGTGATGCGATGAGCGGACCCGGAGCAGGCATTGCGTTCGACAAGACGTTCACGGCACGGGAGCGCTCCCCGCGCTTCCCGCCGTTTCGTCTCGGGCAACGCATGGAAGGCGAAGACGGCAAAGAATACGTGTACGTCCAAGCCGATGGCGCGATCACGGGGGCAGGGTATGTCGCTGTGATCGACGAGAACGGTCAGGCCGCGATGGCGACCAACACGACTGCGGTCTACGGCCAGCAGATCGGTGTGGCCAGCGTGGCGTTTGCCGATGACGAGTACGGTTGGCTGCAGGTGTTCGGCACGGCCAACATCCGCGTGGCGGCAAGCTGTGCGGCCAATGTGCCGATCACGTCGACCACCACGGGCGGCCAGCTGGACGATGCGGCAGGCGCCGGCACCAAGACCATCACCGGTGCGGTCCTGACCACGGCGAATGGCGGCACGGCTGGCACGGCCGAAGGCGTCCTGACCTACCCCACGGTCGGCGCCACCAACTAACGGACAGGCGGGGCTGTCACGGCCCCGCCACCCCCTTGCATTTCCCTCAGAAGGAACACGACCGATGAACGAAGCCGACCGCAATCTGTCGGTGCGCTTTTGGCTGCACCCCAAGGAAAACCCCCGCAAGTCGAAAGAGGCCGGGCGACCGATCTACGACGAGGTGGAAATGGTCAGCATCATGGCCCCCGGCAACACCAAGACGGAGTTCACCGGCCGCGCTCACAGTATGCATTACGATGCCAACGAGCAGCGCCAGCGCACCTATGCCGAGCGCTTTGCCGAGCATTATTCCCAGTTCAAGGCCGGGCTGGAAGAGCAGGTGCAGGGCACGCCCCTGAGCGAAGCTGCCTTCCTGTCGGTCGGGCAGCGCGCGGAGATGCGGGCCAAGCAGATCAAGACCGTGGAGCAGCTGGCCGCAATGTCGGACCGCGATATTCAGAAGATGGGCATGGGCTTTCGCAAGCACGTCGACGCGGCGCGCGCCTATCTCGACACCGCCAACGGCACCTCCGTCATGACCAAGGAAATCGAGGAACTGCGCCGTCAGATCGCGGCGTTGCAGGCGTCCGGCCCGGCTGTGCAAGCCCCGGAGCCTGAGACGGACCAGTTCGACCAGATGGCCGACGAGGACCTGAAGAACATGCTGACGGATGCAGGGGTCACCGTAGACAACCGCTGGGGGCGCAAGCGTCTTCTAGAGGAAACCCGTTCGCTGGCGCGTGAAGCCGCCTGATGGCACGCACCGCGTTGCAGATCGTCCGGGCAGCGGCGACCAAGCTGGGCATTGACCAGCCGGACGTCCTGTTCACGGCGACGGACCGCACCGAGATCGAACTGCGCCAAGCGCTGATCGAGGCATCGGACAAGATCCTGCACATGCACGACTGGCAGGCCCTGCGGACGGTTGTAACGCATGACGGAGACGGCAGCACGACGCAATTCGCGTTGCCGTCCGACTATATCCGGATGCCTAAGGATGCGCGCGTCTGGTCGACCAAATGGCAGCTGACGCTGCATCACATCACGCCCGAAGAATGGCTGAACCTGGACGTTCGTGAGTTCGAGCTGGCCCGCGGGACATGGACGATCTACGGCGGCAACTTCGTCTACAAGCCCGCGCTGGATGCCGACGAAGACGCCAAGTTCTGGTACATCAGCCGGAATGTGGTTCTGGGGTCGGATCAGGTCGCCAAGGAAGAGTTCAGCGCCGACGACGACACCTACAAGCTGGACGACCGCGTGCTTGAATTGGTGCTGGTCTGGGTCTGGCGCCAGCAGAAGGGTCTGGATTACGCGGAAGAGATGCAGACGGCCGAATATGCCGTGTCCCGCGCCATGGCCCGCGACGGCGGCGCCCGCATCCTGACGCAATCCTCCCGGTCCGGCTACAATGCCGAAACCGCCTATCCGATCCGGGTCGAGCCGTGAGACGCCCCATGCGCCGAAAGCAGGCGCAGACGATCAGCCTTCCCGCACCGACCCTCGGACTGGTGGAGAACCAGCCCGTGGCGGACAAGTCGGCAATGGGTGCGGAATGGCTGGAAAACTGGCTCCCCACGCAGCGCGGCCTGAAGATGCGCGGCGGGACGGTGCGAACCTCCTTCATCGCGTCCGCCGTGAAGAAGCTGTTCCAGTTCGACGACGGCACCGGAGACCCGCGGTTCTTCGCCTCGTCGGCATCGCAGATATTCGACATCTCGGACACGGCCACGGCGGCGGTCAACCGCAACGCGACCGCGCTGGTCTGGCGGCAGGGGCGATGGGGCCGCAATACCTGGGGCAAACTCGAACGCCCGGTTGCCTCGGGCTTCACGAGCGGTGATTGGGCGGTCCAGCAGGTAGGGACCTCGGGCGGGGACTTCCTGGTCGCGGTCAACGGGGCCGACACGGCGCAGATTTACGACGGGACGTGGAACCCACTGACGGATGAGGCGATCAACGACCTTGCATTCGTGCAGATGGGCGCGGCCTTCGCTGTCGGGGAGACCGTAACCGGCGGGACCTCGGGGGCGACGGCTGAAATCCTCGGGTTTACCCAAAAGGCTACCCTGTCGGGAACGCTGAAGCTTGGCGCGATTACAGGAACGTTCGAGGACGGCGAGATGCTGACCTCGGCCAGCGGGCAGGCGGTCGCAAGCGGCACCACGTCGGAAGCGTCAGCGATCACTCTGACGGGGGTCGACACGTCCACCCTGCGCCATGTCTGGTTGTATCAGAACCGGCTGTTTTTCGTGCAGAGCAACAGCTTGCGCGTGTGGTTCCTGCCTGCGGGCGCGGTCGGGGGCGCTGCGCAGGACATATCTCTGGCTGGCGTGTTCCGGCGCGGCGGCAAGATACTCTTCGGCACGACGTGGAGCCTCGATAGCGGGGACGGGCTGGACGACAAATGCCTGTTCGTCACGGACCAAGGCGAGGTGGCCGTCTACAGCGGCACAAACCCCGCTGAGGCGGGCAATTGGTCATTTGAGGGCCGGTACGACATCGGGCGGCCTCTGGGACGTGACGCGGCCATACAGGCGGGCGGTGACGTGCTCATTGCCACGGATGACGGCATTGTCCCGATGAACGTGGCAATCAGCAAGGACCCGTCGCGGTTGTCGCTGGACGCGATATCACGACCGATCAAGATCACATGGGACGACGAGTCCCGCCGCGCGGGTGGCAACGTGGCGCTGGTGAAGTGGACTCAGGGCGACCTGATGCTGTCGGTCTTTCCCGAGGCGGAACGGATGCTGACAGCCAACCTCGAAACTGGGGCATGGGCGATCCAGTCGGGATGGGCCGCAGATTGCGCAGGCATCTACAACGGGGCCTTGTTCGGGGGCCGATCCAACGGTGTGGTCTACAAGTTCGATACCGGCGGCACGGATGACGGCGCGCCCTTCACGGCCAAGCTTTGCTATCCGTTCCTCGATATGGGCGTCCCCGCTGACTACAAGGTGGCGCAGATGATGCGCGGCGCGTTCTTCGCCGACGACGCATTCGGGGCCCGCTACAGCGTCTCCGTGGATTACAACGTGCGCTTCCCCATCGCGCCAGCTGCAGCGCCCTCCAGCCCCGTTCAGATGGTCTGGGGGACGGGTGTCTGGGGCGTCAACGACTGGGCCGGGGCAACGGTGGGCGACGCCCGCCTCGGCGTGGTCGACAGGTGGGAGAGCGTCAGCGGCGCAGGTTATGCCATCGCGCCCATGGTGCAGATCACATCGGGCGGAACGACAAAACTGCCGGTGGAGCTGGTGCGACTGGATATCCTTGCAGAAGCGGGCGGCCGGGCGTCTTGAGGCTGGAATGGGGCCGCGAGGCGCTGGCCGTCCCCGCGGCGATGGAAATGCTGGGTTTCGACAGGGACTTTGGCCCCTGCATCACGGCTTGCGTTCTGGACCGGACCAACCGCGTCGCGGCTGTTCTGGTGTTTCACAACTACGCCCCGGAGGCCGGGGTCATCGAAGTCTCGGCCGCTGCGGAGAGCGCGGCTTGGGCGCAGCGCGGCATTCTGCGTGAGGCGTTCGGATACGTGTTCGCGCATTGCCAGATGGCGGTGGCGCGGTGCGCGGAAAGCAACACGCGCGTGCGTCGTCTCTGGGCGGCGTTCGGCGCGGACGAGGTCGTCATTCCCCGCCTTCGGGGCCGCGATGAAGCCGAGTGCATCCTGACATTAACGGACGACGCATGGCGCCTGTCCAGATTTGCGAGGTAACCGATGGGTAAGAGCAGTCCCCCCCGCCCGCCTGATCCGCAGGAAACGGCCGGGGCGCAAACGGCGAACAACATCGGCACCTCCGTGGCGAACGCATGGCTGGGGAACGTCAATCAGGTCACGCCCTACGGCGACCTGACCTACAGCCAGACCGGGACCTTCCAGTATACCGACCCGAACACGGGCGAAGTGTACGACATCCCCAATTTCACGGCCACGCAAACGCTGTCGCCGGAGATGCAGGCGATCTTCGACCAGCAGACGCGCGCGCAAAGCAACCTTGCCACGATGGGCGCGGACCAGTCCGCCCGCCTCATGGATCACCTGTCTACGAACCTCAACTTCGACGACCTGCCCGAAGGCGGATCGGCTGCGAACCTCGAGCGCGGCCCCATGGTCATGAACGTCCCCAGCCAAGCGGACGAAATTCAGACCTCTATCGATCCGCGCACCGGGCAGCTTGTGCGCAACGTCGACCAGCAGAGCTATCAGCAGGACTTCGCGGACGTGGGCGGCCCGACGCGGACCTACGGCACGGACTTCTCGGAGGACAGGCGCCGGGTGGAGGACGCGATCTATTCGCGGATGAACCCGCAGCTCGAGCGCGACCGGGAGAACCTGCGTTCGTCCCTTGTCAGTCAAGGCATCCGGGAAGGATCGACGGCCTACGACCGCGCCATGAACCGGTTCGGGGAACAGTCGAACGATGCCCGCATGGGGGCGATCCTCGCGGGCGGTCAGGAACAGTCGCGCATGGCGGGGCTTGAGCGTGACCGGGCCGGGTTCGAGAACGCAGCGCAGTCCCAAGCCTACCAGCAGGCGATGGGTCGCGCGGGCTTCACCAACGATGCACGGTTCCGGCAGCTGCAATCCGACATCATGGGCGGGCAGTTTGCCAACCAGGCCACAGGGCAAGCCTTCAGCCAGGACCTCGGGGCGGGGCAGTTCAGAAACGCGGCTATCGGCCAGCAATTCCAGCAGAACCTTGCATCCGGCAGCTTCGCCAATTCGGCCCAGAACCAGGGCTTCAACCAGTCCCTGACGACGCAGGACCGCATGGACCGCGACAGGGCGATTGCACGAGATGAGACGCTGACCCTGCGCAACCAGCCGATCAACGAAATCGCGGCGCTTCTCGGCACAGGGCAGGTGACGCAACCCAACTTCGTCAGCACGCAGATGCCGTCCATCCCGACCGTGGATCGTGCGGGGCTGGAGCAGCAAAACTATGCCAGCCGCTTGAACGCCTATAACCAGCGGCAGGCGACCATGGGCGGCATATTCGGCACCTTGGGCAATGTCGCGGCGGCTGGTATCGGTGGAGGGTTCTTCTGATGGCCGGATTCATCTTTGGCGGCGATACGGGCGTCAGCTACGAAACCCTCCAGCGGCGCCGTAAACTGGCCGAGCAATTGATGAGCCGGAAGGGCGCACCGCGCAACGTGGCCGAAGGGCTGGGTCAAGCCGCGGAAAGCATCATGGGCGGTCTGATTGCGCGCCGGACGAACAAGCAGGATGACGCGGCGGCGAAGCAAGCCGATAGCATTTTCGCGGATGCACTCGGTGGCGCTTTAACCGGCGGCGGTGGCTACAGCGCCCCGTCGTCGACGACGTTCAGCACGTCTGGCGGGTCAAACGCAGCCCGCAACGCGGCCATGGCTGCGAATGGTGGCCCTACCAATGCAGCCGCGGCGGCCATGGACTTCAGCACCGTCGAACAGCAGTATGGCCTCCCGTCGGGGTATCTTGCCCGTACCGCTCAGATTGAAAGCAGCGGCAACCCGCGCGCGCAAAACCCGAACAGCTCGGCTGGTGGTCTGTTTCAGTTTATCGACAGCACGGCGAAGCAATATGGCTTGGCGGATCGGTTCGACCCGGCCCAGGCAACAGATGCGGCAGCGCGCCTTGCCCGTGACAACGCATCGACCCTGCGGCGGGTTCTTGGCCGCGATCCGACCGCGGCTGAATTGTACCTTGCGCATCAGCAGGGCGGCGGCGGAGCGGCGAAGTTGCTGGGCAATCCGAACGCCCGCGCGGTCGATATCGTTGGCGCCGACGCAGTGCGGCTGAACGGCGGCAATGCCAATATGACGGCTGCGGAATTTGCGGGGAAATGGCTGAACAAGTTCGGAACGCCACGTGGGGGCCCTTCCGGCAAGAGCGAGCCCATCAGCAACCTGTCGTATCGCCCCGGCCAGAACATTGTCGCCGATGCCGTCCAGAGCGGGCCTGCCATGCGCAGCACGCCCGGTCAGCAGGCGGACATCATGCCCGCGATGCAGGGCGGTGGCAGCGCGTCCAACCTTCAGGGCGGCGCGGGACAAGATCAGGTGCGAATGTCCAGCATGAACGCCCCGCAGCAATTCAACCCGCAGGCATCGGGGCAGGCGGCAGGCCCGGCTATTGCGCAGGCGCTCCTGTCCACGGGGCAATTCGGCGGACAGGGCCGGTCCCCCACGCAGCAGGGGCAAATGATGCAGCGCCCCGGCATCCAGCAGATCGCACAGGCCATGGGGAACCCCTATATCCAGCGCGACCCCGGCAGGATGGCCGTGCTTCAGGCACTCTTGCAACAGCAGTTGGCGGCGAGCCAGCCGATGTCCGAAATGGACCGCATCCAGCTTGAGCAAGAGCGTCTGCGCCTTCAGCAAATGCAGAACCCGACGCGTGAACCGATCACCGTGGGTGGCGTGCTGGTCGACCCCGAAACCTACGAGCCGTTGTTCGATAGCAGGCAGCAGAACGAGGGCGGGTTTACCCTCTCGCCCGGTCAGCAGCGGTTCGACGCACAAGGCAACCCCATTGCATCGGGCGGAGCGGAGCCCGGGTACGCCGCAGTGTCCCCCGAGGAAGCGCAGGCGCTCGGTCTGCCCGAAGGGGCTTATCAACGTGCGCCAGACGGACGGATCGTGGCAATCGGGGGGGGCGGCACGAATGTGACCGTCAACAACAATCCCGCCGGAAGCCCGATGCCGGGGCTTTCCAAGCTCGGGGAGGGGATGACGTATCTCTACAACCCGGATGGCACCGTGAAGATGGACGAACAGGGCGTCCCCTTGTCCGCCCCGATCCCGGGCACCGACACGGCACGCGACCGAGAAAATGAAGCGCGCTCCAGAGCCGCAGCGCAAGAACAGCGCCAGAAATATGCGGATGTCGTGCTGACGGATATCGGCCGCGCAAAGTCAAATCTCACGGGCGGACGCGCGCAACCGATCACAGGCATGGCGGGCTCCATCGCTGCGCAAGTTCCGGGGTCCGAGGCGACAGATACCCGCGCATTGGTGGAGACGGTCAAGGCGAATATCGGCTTCGACCGCCTGCAAGAAATGCGGGACGCCAGCCCAACCGGCGGCGCGCTGGGGCAGGTGACGGAGCGCGAACTGGCGACGCTGCAAGCAGTCCTAGGCAACCTGGAGTTCAACCAGTCGAAGGAACAGCTCCTCGCAAACCTCACGCGGTTGGAAGAGACATATCTGGATATCGTCCACGGACGCGGGAACTGGTCGCGGGGTGAAGATGGCAACATCGCTTTCGGAGGCCGGACCGCACAGAGCAGCGACAACGCGGCGGGTGACTTCGATGTGAATTCGGACACTCCGCCGCCCTTCCTTAGCCGGGAAGACGCTGAATTGTGGCCTTACGGCACACCTGAAGAACGTGCCGCAATAGCGGGGGTTTACTGATGAGCGCAGATGCCGTCCGCGCCCGCCTTGCCATGAAAAAACGCATGGCAGAAAGGCAAGCCCCCAAACCCATTGGCCAGCGCATCCGCGAAAACGTCTTTGGCGACGACGACCCCAACACCCAGAACACGGGGGAGCGGATCGGATCGGCGCTGAACAAAGCAGGCGAAGCGCTGACGTTCGGATTGATCGGTGACGAAGCTTCCGGCGCAGCGGCGGCGCTTATTCCCGGCGGGATGGGTTACGAGGAACGCCGTGACTTCGAGCGCCAGCAAGAGGAAGTCCTAGAACGGGACAGCCCCATGCTAGCGCTCGGCGCCGACGTGGGGGGCTCTGTGTTGGGCGCAGCGCTGCCTGTCGGGGCCATTGGTACGCTTGGCAGGGGCGCGGGCTTGATGCCGCGCCTAGGCGCTTCTGTGGGAATAGGAGCGGCAGGCGGGGCGACCTATGGCGCGATGGAAGGCGAGGGCCAGCAGGACAGGATTGACGAGGGCCAAAAAGGTGCGGCTTGGGGCGGCGCCATGGGGGCAGCGGCGGTGCCAGTCGGCGGAGCAGTCCAGCGCATTGCGGATAGTCTGGTCGGCACCAAGGCCATCCGCGCCGGGGCGCGGAATGCTCCCACATCCGAAGAACTGCGCGCGGCCGGAAATGCGGCTTACAAACAGATCGATGAAGCTGGGGTCCAAATAAAGCCCGAGGCGTTCGACAATGCCCAATCGAAAATTCTCGACAGCCTTCGGACCCGGACCGGATACGACGAACTTCCGGGGCCGGGGAGCCTCACGCCGAACGCTGGCAGGGTCATGGAAATCATGCGGCAGTCGTCAGATCAGATGGCTTCCGACCCGACATCGGCACTACCGTTCCGGTCCCTCGACCAAATGCGGAGGCAGGCAGGCGCGGCCGCTGGCAATGTGACCAATCGCCAGGATAGCGCCGCAGGGTCTGTGGTGATCGAGGGTCTGGACGAATTCATGCAGTCCATCGGGGCCGATGACGTGGTGGCGGGCGATGTGACGGCGCTTAAGGAGGCGATCCCGAAGGCGCGGGACCTGTGGTCGCGCATGTCGCGCAGTCAGCTGATCGATGACGCCATGGCGCAGGAAGGTAACTACCTGTCGGGCGGGTCTAGCGCGATCCGCAACCAGTTTGCCAAAATCCTGCGCAACCCCCGCTTGTCGCGTGGCTTTTCCGATGCCGAGAAAAAGGCCATGCAGCGCGTGGTGCAAGGCACGATGCCTGAGCAGGTGATGAACCTGATGGGCGGGGGATTGGGGCAACTGACCCAAATTGGCGCGGGGTTCGGCATCGGGGGTCTTCCTGGCGCGGCTCTTGGCGCAGGGGCCGCAGCTTTGTCGCGGAAGGGGTCTGAGGCCATAACGGCACGCAATGCGGAAATTGCCCGGGCCTTGATCGCGAACGGGCAAATGCGCGGTGGTCTTCCGGTGGCTAGCGAGGCGAACCGGATGATGGCTGAGGCGCTAATGCGTCGAACTGGGGTGGCGGTCCCTCAGTAGACCAGAGCGACGCCATCAGAAGAACCAAGGGACAGATCATCGCGAGGTAGGCGGCCCAAGGCCCACGATAACCATCTCTGTTGAGGGTCCACGCCCCCCACGCGAATGAGAAGGTTATGAGATTCCCGCCAAACACGGCGAAGATCGTATCGGCAAAAGTCATCCGCGCATCCGATCAAACTGCCGCTGTGCGTATGGAATTAGCAGAAATCTACCCATGCCGTTCAACGTCGGCATTCCCCACCCCACTGTCAAGGAGAACGCACCATGCCCAGAGCAGATGGTGTCTATGCGCTGCCGCCGGAATACCGCGCCGCGACCGGATCGACAGCGACGGCAAACCAGCACAACAGCCCCTTGGAAGACCTCGCGTTCGACAACAACTCGGCCCGCCCCATCACCGCTGGGGGCACGGGAGCGCTGACGGCCGCCGATGCCAGAACGAACCTCGGGCTGGAAATCGGGACGGACGTGCAAGCCTACGCCGCGCGGCTGACGGAGATTGTGGACCTTGCGACCATTGACCCGCTGACGTCCATCACGGGTCTGGAAACAGACGCCAACCAGATGCTCTATACCACCGGAGCGGATGTCTACGCGACCACCGCGCTGACCGCCTTCGCGCGCACGCTCCTGGATGACACGACAGCAACCGAAGCCCGGACAACGCTGGGGGCCTTTGCCACGGCAGGCGGAACCTTCACGGGGCCGATCAAGACCAAGGAGCTGCGGGAGACCGCCGTTCAGCTTTCCGGAACAAGCGTAACGGCAGACCTCGAGCTTGGCACTTACTTCTACATCACGACGACCGGCAACACGACGATCAATTTCGGTAATCCTGCCCCGAGCGGCACCGTATCCGCGCTTACGCTGGAAATCACCGCAGGCGGCGACCACACGCTGACATGGCCCGGGACGGTAAAATGGCCCCGGGGGATCGAACCGCCCGCCGGAGAAAACGGGGATGTCGACGTCTATACGTTCGTCACCAGAGATCAGGGCACGACATGGCGCGGCGCGTTGGCGATGGGTGACAGCAAGTGACCGTCGCGCGCCTTATGCTCTCCGCCGTTGGCGATGAAGTTTACGGCAGGTCCGAATGGAACCAGTCCGGAACATTCGTCGTGCCCGCCAACGTCACGAGCATATCCGTTATCTGCGGTGCGGGGACAGACTTCGGCGAACAAGACTTTGCAAACGACGTCGATGTCACCGCGGGCCAGACATTCGCCGTAACTGTCGGTACGAGCATGGGCTCCACAACCTCTTTCGGCGCGCTTGCAAGCGTGACCGTCGACGACCCGGATACCACTGACATTACCATACTTTGGCCCGGACGTTTGAGGCAATGGCCCGACAGCATCGGCGGCGCGCTCGTCGACGACGAAGTCTACCAGAACGGCGTACTACAGTAACGCCACCCTCCCCACATTGCTATCTTAGGAGACGCTCATGCCCCGAGTTGCGGATGAGTATTCGCTTCCTGCGTCCTATCAGGCGACGGATGACGGCCTCGCTACGCCTGCCCAGCACAATGAGCCGCTGGAGGATATCGCCGCGGACCTGAACGCCCCACGGCCTGTTTCGAAAGGGGGGACCGGCGGCACCAGTTCCAAAACGGCCCGCGGAACCCTGCGTGTGGCATTCGGCGTGCAGACCTACGACGACCTCGATACGCTGACTTACGATGAAGCCGACGTCGGCGGCTTGGTGCATGTCGCGGAATCCGGGGCAATCCTTCGCGTCTTGGCGTCCGGGGCCGGGGATGGCGACTTCGCCGGTTCGGGCGACATGTTCCTGAATGTCGAGAAGACCAGCGGGCGGTATCTGATTTCGCACTTCAACCCCGATGGGACCAACGCGAAAGTCGCGCTGAAACGGGCTGTGGAACTCCTGCAATCCGGCGACAGGCTGGTGATCGATACCCCTTTGACTGTCGCCTACTCGGAATGGACCGACGTTCCGAAGATCCCCGACGGGGCCACCATCGACTTCCGCGCGCCGATCACGCACCAGACGTTCGGCGTCCCCTGCATGTGGCACGAAACCACGGCGAGCGGCACGAACATCACGATCAACAACGCGCACATCATCTATGATGACACTGCGCCCACGACGCGGCCGGACATCCAGAACGACTTCTACGACAACACGTTCAAGAACTCGGGCTATTCCAACCGCGCCCAAACCGCCATGCTGTTCTTCCGGGGCGGCACCGTTTCTCTGAACGGACTGACGCGCATCGAAGCCGCGGACTTCAGCGCAGCGGACAAGCTTGTCCCGCGCTGCGTCGTGATGCTGAAAGGCCCGGATGGCGAGAACGGGCGGTGCTTCTTGGAGCGGTACTACTTCGACGGCACGCTCTTCGGCATTGTCGGGACCGGGTTCGACTTCTTCGAGATCGGAGGCGGCTTCTCGGATCGCTGGTCGCAGCTTGATACGTCGGTTTACACTTGGGAAGCCCCGGCGCACGTCTGGTACTTTACCCCGGACACATCTGGCGATTACGTCCTGAAAATCGGGCCGTGTTTCGACCAAGGGACGGAGGTCGGCACGCCCTACGTTACTGGCGCGACGTCCTACAAGTGCACGACCCGTTCCGCGGCGTGCCAGATCGGCCCGCTGTATTCCCGTCGCAGCCAAGGCATCGCCGACCTGGAGGTCAGCAAGGGGCACCTTCTCGGCGGCGCATGGGATGGCAGCGCATCTTCGCAGGCCGATATGGGTGGAGGAAAGGCGCTGCGGATCGCGGACTTCAACGATGGCGGGTCGGAAGACGCGGACCTTGGCCGCTGGGACCTCATTATGCCCAGCGATTACAACGACTATGTGCAGTTGGACGCCACGCGGTGCCGCGCGCATTTCTCGGTCACGCTGACGGGCAACACGCAAGACACGCCGATATTGCAGGGTGTCATGAACCGCTGCCTGATCGGCATGAACATCGAAGCGGACCAGGCGCAGGCCACGGCGTTCCCGGTTGCGGCGCGGATCGACAGCGGCGGGTCCAACAACCACATCGACATCATGACGAACGCGCCGTTCTGGTCCGCGCTTCGGGTTATCTCACAAGTCAAGACCACCAGCACCGGCAACAGCGCGATTATCCGCCACGCCCAGACGGGTTCCACACGTCGGCTGGGCCAGTATTGCGAGCGGGCGGAGATGTTCGTGACGGAGCTTCTGGCAGCCGTCAGCGGGGCAACCGTTACCACGGGCACGCTGGTGCCGAAGGGGGGGCATGTCATGGGGCTTTCCGCGCGGGTGGTGACGTCTCTCGGCACGACAAGCGGCTTGACGGGATTCACTGTCGGGACTGCATCCGACGCCGACCTCTACGGCACGGCGAACGCCATCACGGCCAACGGGGGCACCGAGGACAACGACTGGACCGCAGACGGCGGCGGCTGGCAAGCGGCGAACTTGGCTGTGCAGCTTACGGCGGTCGGTGGCGACTTCGACGGGACCGGCGATGTGCAGGTGTCGGCGCATTACACCATGTCTTCGCGCAACAACGACCTGATCTGAACGATGGACTTACTGAAAGATTGGTGGGGCGTCGGCGCGGCCGTTGTGGCGGTTATCATGGCCTACGCCGGGTTCAAATCCACGACGACGAGCAAGATCGACAGTCTGGAGCGCAGGATGAGCAAGGCAGAAGCGGACATTGAAATGCTCGAACGTTCGGGCGTCGACAACGCCGTCACCCTTGGCATCATCCAGACCACGCTGACGCAGATCAAAGAAGGCATAGACGGCCTTCGCGAAGAGATGCGCACCAAAGCCGACAAGTAGACACCCCCGACATTCCACCCGACCACACCCCGCCCCGGCGGGCCTGACGTGCTGCACAGGAGGCAGATCATGGACCCACGCGCAAAGCCGCTGCTCGACTTCATCGCCATTCCCGAGTCCCGAGGCGAATACAACATCGTCTGGGGCGGCATCGCCCGCCATGACCGTCCGCCCGCGCCCTTGGTCGAGATGACCATCGGAGAGGTGCTGGACTGGCAAGACAGCATCGATAGCAAATACATGAGCGAAGCCGCTGGCCGGTATCAGATCATGGAAGATACGTTGCGGGACATCTACAAGCCCGCCGGGTTCACTCGCAATGATCGGTTCGATGAAGCCACCCAGGATGCGCTCGGGTTCTATTTGCTGAAACGCCGCGGCTGGGACGATTACATCGCGGGCCGGATCGGGGCGTTGGCTTTCGCCAATTCGCTGGCGAAGGAATGGGCCAGCCTGCCGGTCGTGAGCGGGGCTAAGAAGGGCCGCAGCTATTACGGCGAGGACGGCCTGAACAAGTCCCACGTGAGCGTCAGCGCTTTTCTGGATGCCGTTGCCGCTGCGAAGCAGCCTGCCGCCCCAGCGCCCGCTCAGAGGCCCCCAGAACTAGTTGTCCAGCCGAGCAAGGTCCCCACCCGGAAGGTCGCCGCTGCCGGGATCGGCGGCATCGTGACGGCGCTTAGTGTCGCCGTGGTGAACCACTACCTTCCCGGCATGGGGGACGAGATCGGCCCCGAGGTGGCAGGGCTGATCGTGGCCGCTGGCGCTACCGTGGCCGGGTGGTTCACCCGCGACCGCGCCGTCTGACATGCGGGGCGTCTGGCAGGCTGTCGAAGCCTTGTCGTGGCGCACTCACTACCTATTGCGCGGTCGGCGCTGCGCCTGGTGCGCGTGGGCTTACTGGCACCGGGACAAGCCGTTCTGGGCCGTGTTCTGCGCCGTGATGAACCGGATTGATCGCGGGCATTGCAGGCGATCAGCCGAGTGGTGGGAGAGGCGCCCGCCCGTGTGAACCCCATTCCCGGCCACCTGCCTCGGGATGCACTGCCCCGCTCTCGGTTCGCCGGGGCGGGGCGCTTTTGTGGGGTAGAGCGCGGGCCGGGCGCTACTCCGGCTATGTCGCCTTGAACCATTGCACGCCCGGTCTGCCCTTCCCCGTCACTTGGTTCGCTGTCTCTGGCGCAGTCCGAAGTGCGTTGACGTTTTTCAGGTCCAGTGAAGGCAGGCGGTCGGCGACTTGTGCTCAGTGCTTTCCGCTTTCAGCACCGCCGCGCTCTGGTGAGCCGATCCCCGGTGCCTAACGCCGATGCCTCGACGCGACAGTGATCCGGCGCCTATCGGCTCGCCAGAAGGCGGTTCCGCGTTGATGGGCAGCCGCGGCCCTGCCGATTCTTGGTGCTGGTCCGTGGACTTGAACCCCGCGCATCCTGATTACAAATCAGGCGCTCTACCTGATGAGCTAGACCAGCAATGTGAGCGCGAAGTCCCCGCATTCTGGGTTGCGGTCTGGCGTTGCTTCTTCCTAGTCGGGTCTTGCCGGTCCCCGTCGGGATTCTCGGCAGGGGTCCGCTAGGTAAGAGGGACCGGGCTAACCGTCGCCCGCGCTCCCGTCCACCTTACCCCATTCCCCGCCGCGTGGGAATCCCCTACGGCGCGGTGATCTCTGGGAAGAGTCCGTCGATCACGTTGATCCGGTCTTGCATCCCGTCAATGATGTGCTGCTGTGCATTCCACCATGGCTCGGGCATACTGTCCGCATTCTCGAGCGCTCGCTGACAGAAGTCCCTGCGCTCGACCGCAGCCCTCCGCCACCTCTTTGCCTTCTCGATACGCTCCGCTTCGGTGATCATTCCCGTTTCTCCTCTGCGCTATCCTACCCCATGGCGGGGCTGCTGTGAATCCTCTACATGCCGCCCCATGCCCCTCGTCACCTGGATCACCTGCCACTGCGGCCATGAGACCCGTATCCCGTTCAGCGAGTGGGACCGCGAGGTCATCCTGCCTCGTGCTCGGTGTAGCCGCTGCGGGGCCCGTGGAGCGGCTGACCTGCGCCATGGGCACGTCTCCGAGGCCAATGCGGCGGAGGGAAGCCGAGTGCAGGGCGACGGGCCGGTCAGGGACGGGTAGAGGGCGTTGGGGATTACATGTCGCTGGTATCTTCGCCCATAAGGCTTAGAATGTCTTTCGCGGCGTGGTATTTGCTGGAATGAATCGTGCTTTGAAGCTGCATTGCTTCAGAAAGGGCAGCATTCTCTGACGTCATGCTGTGCCCTCGCAAGATCGGGTCGCCCAGCACCCCAGCACTGCACTCGTCCATGTTGACCCGGGCGTATTCCCTGATCATGGCGACAATTTCTTCGCGTGTTTCCGCCATCTCTGTTTCCTTAAGTGAGCTAGGGGTGGGGGCGAAAAATGAGCCAGAGGTTAAGCGCTAGGACGGCCACGGCCATCCATCGTAAAGGCTCTGCCACCAGCAACACTCCAGCTATGGCAGCAAGCGGATAATATGGCCTATCCATCCTCGTCTCTCCTATGGGCGGCGAAGGCCGCGGGGGTTAGCGAAGGTAATCGAACAGGCCATCAACGGCGTCGGCTGGTATGATTACGCTCTCTGGCATATCCTCGGAGGCTTCAACGTCAGGGCGCCAGCCGTTTGGAGTGGTCCAGATCTCCACGTCAAGCGATCCATCGCCGCGCTTCCCGGCGCGAACGTGTTCGGTGATCTCAGTCATTCGGTAGGCCATCGTCGTCTCCTCTATAGGTGGGCTAGGGGGTGGGGTTGCACTTGGGGCAGGGAAGGCCGCGCTTGCATTCGCTGGTTGGCCGCTCTTGAACGATTTGCCCGGTATTATAGCCGCACCGAAAGCACTCGCATTCGATCATCGGTTGACCGTCCGGGAAGCTGCCAGCGTCGATCACCCGCATCAACCTACGCGGCTTCTGGCGCGGTGGCTTCGTCTCTGGAAACAGGTCAGCGGTGCGTGCCATCGCCTCTCTCCTGATATCTTACGAACGGGTGCCCATAGGGGCGTCAGCTCATCGGGCCACGCTTGACCATGATGCGTGCGAATTCGTCGGGCGAGACAATGCGCCCGGTAGCGGTCTCGATGATGATCTCGCCGCTGCCGATTGAGCCTGTTCCGTGAAGCCCACCCTTCCCGCGCCCGCCGCAGGTTCGGCAGTTTGTTCCATTGTCGCGGACTCCATAGCCGCCGCAACTCGGGCAGCGCCGAAAATCGAACTCTGGCTTGCGCGCCTCATCGGCCATCTGTTCATCGCGATCCGCGCCTCTCATCGGTATCATCCCGTCATCCTCTCTCTCCGATAATATCCCGCACGGGGCAGCGCCCGCGTGTCAGGGGTGGTCAGTTGGCTAGGTCGTCGGGGTGGATGCCGAACAGGTCGGCCACGCCTTTACGCATCGAATTTTTGGCCCGCTCGATTTGGGCGCGTAGAGTAGCGGCTCGTGCCTCGGCCTCAGACGCGCCGCTCTGTCGCATGGCTTCGGCGGCGTCGAGAACCTCGTCTGTCATGTAACCAAGATCGCCAGCGCCGCTCAACGAGTAGCCAATCAACTGCGCGAATTGCTCGCGATCCTCACGACTGAAATCCAAGCCGGCGATCTGGTTCAAGTCGATCCCGCCGTTGTCTAGCAGGTGCTGGACGATAGCGTTCGGTTTGAAGCGAACGACGCCGCGTTCGTCTTCATAAAGCGGCTGAATTGGCTGTGTCATAGCTTACTCCCAATATTTCTCTAACGGGTCGCTGGTGAAGCTGTCTCTGTGGGGGTGTCGGTGCGCGCCGCCCGCACCACAATTATGGCCATAAACGGAAGGATGGCCAGCGCAGAAAGGGAAAATAGCGGAAGAATCTGCGTTGGCACGGAAGCGGAACGGCGATAGAACGACCGGGCAACTGACGTTCGTAGAGCGAACGGTTTCCCAACGGATCGCGAATGGCCTCGATACGAAAGCACGGCAAGGGGTGGCAGGCGCAAATCGCCAAGGCGGGCGTCCGTCGATCCCGGAAATTCCCCACGAAGCGCGAGGCGCAGGACTGGGCGGCGCGGGAAGAACACTTGATCAGCGAAGGGGCGGGGCGATACGGCCCCGGCACGCTGGCCGATCTGTTCCGGCGCTACGCGAAAGAGGTCAGCCCCCAGAAGCGCGGGGCCAGATACGAACAGCTGCGCCTGGAACGCATCGCGAAGGACCCGCTGGGCGCCATCGCCGTGAAGGACGCGCGGCCCGGCGACTTCGCGGACTGGCGGGACCGGCGGCTGACAGAGGTCAAGCCCGCCTCCGTCTTGCGCGAGATGCAGATTCTTTCGGCCGTGATGATCCGGGCGCAGAAGGAATGGGGCGTCATCCCCACGAACCCGTTGCGTGACGTTCAGCGACCCAAGCCGCCGCCGCATCGGGACCGGCGCGTGTCGGCAGACGAGATTGCCATGCTGCGCGCCGCGGCGCGGTCGCCTGCGGAGCGCATGGCGGTGATGTCGTTCGAGTTCGCCATTGAGACGGGAATGCGGCAGGGCGAAATTGCCCGCTTGCGACGTGCGGACATAACCGATTCCGTCGCGCGCCTGACGCAGACCAAGAACGGGCACCCGCGCGATGTGCCTTTGTCTTCGGCGGCGCTGGCGATCCTGGCGCAGCTTCCCGACGATCTTTTCGGGCTGGAAGCCGCGTCTATCGATGTGCATTTCCGTCGCGTGCGGGACCGAACCCCCATCGAGAACCTGACGTACCACGACAGCAGGCATGAAGCGATCACACGCATGGCGCGGAAGCTGGACGTTCTGGCCTTGGCACGGGTGGTTGGGCATAGGGATGTGCGCCAATTGTCTATCTATTACAACGAAAGCGCCGCCGATCTAGCGAAGCGACTTGGTTAGTTCGTCCGGCAGGGCCTCGGGGTCGAACGCCATCTTGTGTCCGACGCGCCGGAAGGGCAGCTTGCCGGCCTTGGCATGGGCGCGCACTGTCTTCGTGGTCACGCCGTAGTGCCGGGCCACGTCTTCGGTGGTCCAGGCGTCACGCGGCTCGTCTTCGATCCGGCTGGCAATGCGCAAGAGGACTTCCTGCATGGCGTCCATCTGGCGCTTCATTGCCTCCAGCTCGGGCAGGTTGAATTCTCCCATGTCCTACGCCCCTTCCTTGCGGATCGCGACGGCGATGCGAGCGCTGTCTGTGTTGCCGTCAAAGCTCTTGACGTAGGTCGCAGCCCACTTGCAGGCGGCATCGTGGAAGCTGTCTGCGATTTTAGCGCACCGCTCCCGTTCCTCCCTCACCATCTCCTACACAATGGGGGAGGCGGCTCGCGCAAACCCTAGCCATTTCGCTTGCGTTTCCGGCGCTTCTTCTCGGAACCTCGCCAAGGTTCTCCGTCGCGCCGTAGCGGGCATGTTGACCCGGCGTGCATCTTCAGCCCACATAGCAACGGCCATGGCCTCGTAATGGTTCGTCTCGTCACTCATGGTCGGCTCCTTTGTTCGCCAGCCGGATCAGTACGTCGGCATGGCAAGGTCGATCGAGGGGGCACCAGCAGCACAGGTCGCGGCCCCGTAGTTCGGGCAGGCCTCGACGGATCACGACTCGCTTGGCTGACATGCTCTCGCGTGTCTGGCCTTGAGGAATGCCCCAATCTTCGCCACGCAACCATCCTGCGAAGGCATCGACGGCAGCCCCGCGTCCATCGCCGTAGCCCACTTCGGCGGCAGCGCGAAAATCAAACGGGTTTCCCCATTTGGTTGGCCGCGCCACCACGACGGCCCCCTCGGGCTTGCACCAGCCCTTCGTGCGGCGAAGCTGGATGCGGCGGGGGGTGTCACTCATGGCGGGGGTCCTTACAGTGCAGGGGGCAAAGCTCGGAGACGAAGAATATAAACCCTTCGAGCGTTGGGCGTCCTTTGCCGTGGTGGTTGTCCATCCGGGGGCAGGCGCATCCGGCTTCGACGGCTTCGGGACTGCCGGGATTGGGTATCTTATCCATGGCGGGGGTCCTCCAAGCAGTAGGGGCATTTGCGCACATGCATATAACCAAAGGTTCCGGTGTCGTATTCCTTACCGCTGCCTCCACATTTTCTACAGACCTTTGACGTGTCCGCCCCTACCCCATCCCCGTCGGGCGGGGTGGGCTGGGATCGCACAACATCGTTGATACGGTCGAAAAGATCGGCATGAAGGTGTGGGTCTTCCGTGACCGTGATGCCTTCATCATCGCCGATAAGACAGCAGTCTCGCACTTCTCGCAATAGGCCCCGCGCCTCCCGTAGCTGGGCCTCGGCGGCGTCGGCTCGGGCGTTCGCATCCTTGGTCTTCTGCACATGAAGCCGGGCCTTGTCAGACCAGAAACGCCACAGGCTGCCGGCCTCGGAATAACCAGCCTCGATTTCCTGTGCATCGATCGCGGCTTCAAGTTCTGCCACGCGGCCGGCGCAGGAGAAATCGCAGTCGGCCACCGCAAAATCCCGCTCTGCATCCTTTTCGTGATCGTGCGCCGTCATCAGCCAACCCGGTTCGGGGTGCCAGTCGGTCGAACCCCACCAGATGCGCTTGGGCGTCGCGGTGCGAACGGCAGTCTCGCCGCGCCAGTTCGTGTATCGGAACGTCAGTGCTTTCGCGTAGTCCATCTCCACCTCCTTCGGTGTATCGGTCATGTCGGGCACTCGGATCACGTCGTCTTCCACGAACGCGCGGAATAGGGGATCATCATCTGGCCGGGGTGTATCGGTCATGGTCGCCACCCGTGCAGCCAAGCTGTGATAAGGGCGATGGTGGCAACCGTGACAACCATCGCGGCGATGAGCGCGACCCACAGCCACGGCGGCGCCGGTTCGTATTGGCACCCATCGGTATCGAGGCGGCAGTCCGGGTTTGAGCATGTGCCGTCAGCCTCGAACCAGTAGGGGCACAGTCGCGTCTCTCGGTCGATCATGTGCGTGTCTCCGAAAAGGCGGGGGACAGCGGGACGTGAGCCGTCCCCCGCAATGGTCCGCCAGCCAGGGAGGAACGAAACCGGCGGAATGGGGTGGGGTGGGTCATGGCGTCAGCGTCCCGAAATGGGCGTAGACGAGCCATTGTGTTCGACGGATCGCGTCATAGAGTTCGCGGTCCTCGATCTTGTCTTCGTGCCGGTGGCAGCCGTCGCATCCATGGTATCCCCAGAAGTCATGAGGCTTTTGGCCCATGCCAGCGGTCGCGCGGCGGCGGGAGTGGCAGAGGACGGCGGGGCCGTTCGTGCACCATTCGCTGCGCATCTGGCAGTCCCGCCCACGGGCAAAGGCGCGAAGGGTTTCGGAAACGAACATCACTTCCTTGGTCGGGTTGAACTCGGTGCGCTTCGGCTTGTTGCTCTTGGCGCGGGGCTTGGCGGTGCGGGCCAGTTGCGACGTGCCGGAGGCGAGGGGCGTCTTGCGGGTCAGCATTGCGCACCCCCGTGCACCCGGACGACTTTCATCACGTCGCCGCGCCGGACCTTGCCGCGGAACTGGAACTTCTTTCGGGAGGGCCAGTAATCCAACCGCTGGCCGTTCACGTCGCGGGACCAGTGAAATTCGGTGTGCTTCGTCCAGCCGCCGTCGTCGGCGCTCTCGGCATCTGCCTTGAAGCGGGCACGGTCGGCGTCAAACTTCTCTTTGCTGTGTTCCTTGAGGGCATCCCATATCGGGTCACGGTTGTTCATGCCGCCGCCCTCCGCAGGTCTTCCGGGGCCACGCCGATCTGCGCTGCGATCCATTCCAAAATGGCGGTCTTCGATGCCTGAAATTGCTCGGCGCCCATTGCACGGTAGGATTGGCTCAGGGGCGTCCAGACGGTCACGACGGGGCCGGTGACGCGGCCAAGGGCGTATCCCTCTGCCTTCGCCTCGGCGGCTACCAGCGCGGCCTTCACGCGGCCGGCTGCCGCCTTGCTCCCGCAGTCGATAACTGTGGTGGTCGAATAGCCTGTGGCGATCAGGGCGTGCTTGCGCAAGGTCTCAGGCGTCTCGGACCACGGCATCATTGCAAGATGCTCAGGCAGGTTTGCCCATGCGTCCTTCACCCATGCAAACTGGTGCTTGTGCGTGGCTGGGCTGCGCATCCGTTCGATGGACACGATGACCGCCTCGCCTTCGTCAAGATCGGGCGACTGGTTCGTCAGCAGGCGCAGAACGCCGTCCTGCCAGCGGGCGCGATATTCGGTCATGCTGCGACCTCCTTCCTCAAGGTATCGGCAATCTGTTTTGCGGCTTCCCGCACGGTCTCGTCTCACTTGGCGTCGATGCCGAGGGTTCCCCACGCTTGGCGCAGGGCTTCCTCGCTTGTGGAGCGGGCCAGCCGTAGGATTACGAAGGCGCGGCCCGCCGGGGTCATGCGGCTTCCTTCGTCCGAAGCTTGGCGATCACGGCATCCACGTCGGCCAAGAAGGCTTCGACAGCGGCGGCGATCTCCGCTTGCAGCTTGGCATCCGCTTCTACGCGCTGGATGCTGACCTGAAGGTCGTCGGGAAGGTCAGGGTTAAAGCTGACAAAATCGCACCAGCCGCGCCCCGTGCAGGCCATCTGCCATTGCATCTGCAAAACGTAGCCGCGTTTGATGTCGCCCCCGGTCAGCACCCGAATGTGTTCGGTCGGCTGCGGACACTTGATCTCGACCAGACCGTCATCCCCAACCAGCCCGTCAGGTGATGCTCCGCTCATGGCGATGGATGGGTGCGGGATGAAGCCCGTTTCCTCGACCATCAATCCGGTCTGCATCGTGTAGACCGCGCGCGCCTGGGGTTCGGTATCGGTGCCGTGCTGCATCGCCGCGCTGACGTGCATCTCGGTCGGACGCCCCGTCAGGCGTTCGCAGACCAGCTGGGACCGATAGTTCTGATAACCGGCAGTGGTCGCCTTCATCATCACGTCTCCGATCCGGGACGCGGTGACGCGGCCAAGGCGTTCTTCCAGCCATTCCTGTGTGCCCTGTTCAGCCATTGGCTTCCTCCCGGCGCTTGATGTTGATTTCAAGGTTATTCTTGACCTTGGCGAAGGACGCGGCGGGAAGATCGGTGAGGTCCGTGATGCGTTCGGCTTTACAGACGACCTCTGCGGGCAAGCCCGCCCGTTCGATCATGTCGCGAAGTTCCCGGTATTGGCTTTCGGTGATGGTTTCGCCCCGGCCGGCTGCCTGGCCGTCGTCGTCGGTGTCATCGCCAAGAGATAAGCCAAGAATTGCCTGCGCCGTGTAACGCTGGCCGTAGGTCTGGGTAGAGCCGACAGCTTGCACCGCGTTCTTGCTGCCGCTGTTGTCGGCGGGAAGGTCAATGCTTGTGCTTTCGCTGTGCCCGTCTTTGTGCATCAGCTTGGCAGTGACGACGATCTTGTTCCCGCTGGTGTCGATGGCGAAAGTCAAAGCCAAACCGTTTTCCGACAGGATCGGACGGGTGTGGCTGATGATATCCTTGAGTGTGGCATACGGCTTATTGTTGTGGCCCTTGCCGTTCAGGGGGATCGTCGGGAACTGCGCCGATGCGCAAGCAAAGGCGGACGCAAATGCAGCCTTTGCCTGCGCAGTTTCGTGACGCTCCTTCATGTCGAGCATCTTCTCGAGCTTCGCGAGGTCCGACTGCGGATCCATGGCGATGCGTTCGATCATCGATATCATTGGGTCGTGGGGAGCGATGTTCTCTGTGGGCATCTGCTCTACGCGTGTTGCGAGTTCAGCGTTCATGCGGGTTGTCCTCCAAAGTTGGTTTTGGCGTACTCGCCGTGGCGCTCGATGGCGGCGGCGTCATAGGCTCGCGCGGCCTCGATCTCGGTGGGGAAGCTGCCGATGTACCGGCTTTGGCTTGGCGCACCGCTGCATTGGGCGATCCACTTGTGGTAGCGAGGTTCGTAGCTGACCCCGCAATACTTGCTGCGCCCGCCTCGGCTGGCTGCGTTGTGGCCGTTCTGGGCTCGTGTAGCTTCGCGGAGATTGGCGATGCGGTTGTCAGAAGGATCGCCGTTCGCGTGGTCGACGAGGCGGGGCCAGTAGCCATGGTGGATAGCAAAGGCGACCCTGTGTGCTTGGACGCGCCGCCCCATCAGTTTCCCGAACCTACGACCAGTTTTGTCGGAAGCGGTGAACGCCTCGGTGTCCGCGTCTCGGGCGTTCCACATCTTCGCGGCGACTTCGCGAGGACGCTTGGCGCTGTCCGCGAACATGCTGGCCGGACGAGGCCGCCAGAAGAGCTTTCCGGTCCCGGGATCATACCGCAGCAACTCGCGCAGGACGGAGATGGCGGGCAGGTGGCGTTCCTGTTCTTCGATCTTGGTGACTGCGGTCATCGTGCATACTCCATCATGGCCCCGGCATCGGAGCCGTAGGCGTGGACAAGGGCGGCGTCGTGGGATGCGCTGGCGAGGGCGTGGGCGATCATGCCGCCGATAAAGGCCAGCATGAGGGCAGCCACGATGCCGAGAAACGACAGCCAGGGCAGGGCGAAGGCATCACGGTCGGGCAGGGCCTCAAAACAGTGGGCGGACCGGCCGGGGTCGGTGGGGCGGGTCATGTGTCACCGCCCACGGTAATAGTCCCAAGGAGCGTGTGGCCCTGAAACTGCTCGGACAGCTTGATGTCCAAGAGCCGCAGCGCCTGCTGGGCTTTCGCCACGCTCTCGATGGTGACAGTCTCGGCCTTGGGGTCGCTGCCTGTGGCTTGCAGCGCGGCCTCTAAGATCGGCATCAGGTCCATGCTATGCCACCTCACGCGCATGTGCCACCGTGGAGCCTTCCTCAGCCATCTGGCGGGCGAGGGCGGTTGCAGGGGGCAGGGCTGCGTCGAAGACGGCCGGCGCGTCGGTCTTCGCGTCTTCCAGCGCGCGCATCACGTCGGTCAGGGTGGCTTCGGGGTTGGCCTCGATGAACGCCGAGACGGTGGCGTTGACGGCTTGGTTCAGTTCGGTCTGCATGGTCAGTCTTCTTTCGCCTTGTCCTAGGTGGGTTCAGGTGGGGGAGAGGCAGAAAGCC